TTAGTCTTTATAAAACTCATTATCTTTAAGATAAGTCTTATTGTATAAAGCCACAACATCATATATAAATATAGGGTCATGATGTCCATGGTCAACCAACATAGTTATTAAATCCAAGAAGGATTCTTTAGAATAACCATATCTTTCAACATAGTTATTCTTCATGCTTTCCATATCAACTTTGTATTCAACCTCTACCATGACATTCCCTCCAAGATATTAACCTCATCGTAATCAATAGGTTCAACTTGACAATGTTCTTGAAAGTAACACTGTAACCATTTCATATCGTTATCAGTTAACTCTGAAGTTTCTGTATTCTCATTGAACTCAGTTCTTACAACATCTAAACACTTAACAATTAAGTCATTCTTTTTATCTTTCATTTTATTTCCTTTTATAGTTATTAAAATTGAACCATTAACTAACCTCATGATTCCCTTATCATTAAACACAATCCCAAAGGGACAATAGTTTGTCAAGACCTTTGTTAGTAGGGAACATTAGGGGAACATTGAAGTCTCGATAGTAATTTAAGTAAACCACGGCTTACTTAAATTACACCACTAATAGAGAACGATTGCCTTAATTCATTAAGCAATCAATCGTTCGTGTTCGATAGCATGCAAAGGTCTTTACTAACTATTGCTTGTTGTGTTAAATGGATTCAATTAAGGACAATCTGAGCGTAGCGAAACCTTAAATTGAATCTTTAAAAAGGAATTATGAGAGTAGTCACGAGGTGCTTTGCACCGAGACCTATTCAGGTCGCTCCCTTTAGATTAAACCTTTGCTCTTTAAGGTTTAATTAAAGGGTTACCCAAGCGACCGTCGGTTAAAGTTTAGAGCGTTACGCTCGTTAAGAACTTTAATCTCTCTATATCTTTAGCTCGACAGCTAAAGATGCTTTAGAGAGAAGTTACTTACAGTTTCCCTACACCTATTATCAGCAAGCGCTCCCAAGCGGTTCTGATAGACTTAGGTGTCTAAGATTCCCTAAGAATCTTAGATTTATAGGGTTACTGTAAGTTACTCCACTTGAAACCTTGTTGTTTAAGGTTTCATCTTAATTAATATTAGTTAATTTAGTATTAACTAATACCTTGTTTGATTGTCTATCACTACCTTACACACTCTCAAGGACACATGAATAACTACAATCACTACAGTTCTACAGCAACTCTAACTACACCATAGAAGTTAATGACTAGTAGAAGTGTATCTTAGTGACGAAGGAACTTAGATACACACGAGACGAGACGTACCGAGGGGGACCCGAGGTCGGCTCGACGAGTTAATATAAACTATCACTAGTAGACGAGAGAAGAGTTTGGGTTTTGCTAATTAAATAATAGATTTGAGTTACTAATCGGGTGTAAAAGACTAATTATAAGAAAAAGGTGGATTTTGGCTTTACTTTAGTCCATTTATCAGCTACAATCGAACCTAAGTTCACTACTTAAGTAAACACGAGTGCTAGGGAGAACTTTCATTACCTTCTGAGGAGTAACTATTAGATTAACCTTTAACTTTGTTTAGTTAATCTAAGTTGTCTACTACCCGAAATCAGAGAAAAAGACACCTAAATTCGTATTCAACTTAAATCCAAGTCCAGTTCACTTAAATCCAGGTAGAACTTAACACCCCAAGCTTTAGTTTACTTAAGTTACTTAAGTAACTTAAGTGGTTCGATTGATGTTTAATAATGTTTAACAAGGAGAGCTTTAGCTCGACTTGTAATTTAGCCCTATAAGGAGGATAACTAAATGAAACTTAATGATGGTCGTAGAAACAACCCTGGTCGGTTAAAGAAAGGTCAGGTACTAAACCCTAAAGGAAGACCTAAGGGTTCTGTTAATAAATACACTAAGCTTGCTAGAGAACTCTTAAGCTCCAGAGGAGAAGAGATTGTTGAGGTTGTCATTGCTAAGGCGTTGAAAGGTGATGTTCATTGTTTAAAGATGTGTATGGATAGAATTGTTCCTACGCAGAAGGCGGTTGAGATTAAACATACTAAGGGTGAAGAAGCCTTGGTTATTAATGTCGGGACAACTGAACAGATAGAAGAGATGGCTAAAGACAAGAAGCTTAAGAATCCTAAAACAAAGGATGATGATGTTGTCATTGCTGAGATTGTTGAAGATACTAAGTAATGCCTGAGATTAATGTTGAGTTACACCCAGCTCAGTTAGAGATATTTAACTCTAAGAAGAGATTTAAGGTTGTTGCGGCAGGTAGAAGATTTGGTAAGAGTCGTTTAGCTGCTTGGTTATTGTTGATTAACGCTTTACAATCTGAATCTAAGGATGTCTTCTACATTGGTCCTACCTTTCAACAAGCTAAAGACATTATGTGGAATATGTTGAAAGAGTTGGGACATGATTTCATTCAAGATTCTTATGAGAATACCGCTAGACTTACCTTAATTAACGGTAGGAAGATATATCTAAAGGGGTCGGATAGACCTGACTCCCTTCGTGGTGTGGGTCTTGCTTATGTTGTACTAGATGAGTATGCTTCTATGCGTCCTGATGTCTGGGAGATGATTATTAGACCTACTCTTGCTGATGTTAGAGGTGGTGCTTTGTTTATTGGTACTCCTGCTGGTAAGAATCACTTCTATGACCTCTATACAGAAGCTAAAACTCTGGATGATTGGGAAACCTTCTCCTATAACTCTACTGATAACCCGTATATACCAGAGGATGAGATTGAGGTTGCTCGTTCTTCTATGTCTTCTATGGCATTTAGACAAGAGTTCGAGGCATCCTTTGAAACCTTCACTGGTGGTATCTTTAAAGAGGAATGGTTCTTACAAGGTAGTGAACCTGATGAAGGTAACTACGTTATTGCCGTTGACCCCGCTGGTTTTGAGGCTTCTGAGAAGGAAAGGGGGCTTAAATCCTCTAAATTAGACGAGACTGCCATCGCTGTAGTTAAGATTGACCGAGATAAATGGTGGGTTAAGGATATTCTACACGGAAGGTGGTCTATTAAAGAGACTGCCTCTAAGATTCTTAAGGCTGCCTCTATAAGTGAAGCTACTACTGTGGGTATTGAGACTGGTTCATTAAAGAACGCTATACTTCCTTACTTAGAGGATGAGATGCGGTCAACTAATCGGTTTGTACATATAGATGAGTTACGTCATGGTGGTAAAAAGAAGTCAGAACGCATAACTTGGTCCCTTCAAGGTCGTATGGAACACCAACAAATTACATTTAATGAAGATAAAGACTGGAAAACCTTCATATCTCAGATGCTGGACTTCCCTTCACGTTTATCCCATGATGATTGTCTGGATGCCTTGGCATACATAGACCAGGTAAGCATTGCGGACTTCGCCCACTCTATAGAATTTGCTGATGACTGGGAACCTGAGGATGTTATTGCAGGTTATTAATTAAAATAGTTGATTTTCCTATTTACTTTATGTTATATTGTGCCTAAATTCCTATGGAAATCAATGACTTATGTTCGATAGTAAGGAAAATCAATACCAAGCTCTTGCTTCTTGGCTTACATATAGACTAGAAAGTTGGAGAACTCATCGTGATGTTAACTATGTTAGACAATGGGATGAGTATTACAGATTATGGCGTGGTATTTGGTTACAAGAAGACAGAACTAGAGGTTCAGAGAAATCAAGAATTATATCCCCTGCCTTACAACAAGCCATTGAGTCATCAGTTGCAGAATTAGAAGAAGCTACCTTTGGTAGAGGTAAGTGGTTCGACATACAAGATGATATGTTAGACCAAGACCCTTCAGATGCTGAGTATGTCCGTAACCTATTACAAGAAGACCTAGAAAAGACTGGTGTTAAAGATGCTGTTTGTGAGATATTCCTTAATTCAGCTATCTATGGTACTGGTATTGGTAAGATTGTTGTTGAACAGAACATAGAACGTAGTCCAGCCGAGGTTCCTGTTGAAGGTACTATGACTACTACACGTCAATTAGTTGAATCTCCTATTATTGATGTTAAGGTTGAACCTATTTCACCTAAGGAGTTCTTAATTGACCCTTCAGCTAACTCAATCGATGAGGCATTAGGTGTTGCACATGAGGTTATTAAACCTAGATACCATGTTGTTGAAGGTATTAAGTCTGGTATTTATAGAGATGTCCCTTTAGATGGTGATTATGATACTATCCAATTTGGTTATGACCCTGAAATCAAACAAGCGGATGAATCGGACTCAGTTAAGATTACAGAATACTGGGGATTAGTGCCTAAGAGGTTCCTAAAACCTAAGAAAGATAAGGATGACTTTGAATATACCAAGAAAGATGAACTAGTTGAAGCTGTTGTTACCTTAGTAAACGATGAATACATCTTAAGAGCAGAAGAAAATGCCTTTATGATGGTTGATAGACCATTTATTAGTTATCAACACGATATAGTTCCTAACAAATTCTGGGGTAGAGGTGTCTGTGAGAAAGGATACAACCCTCAAAAAGCATTAGATGCTGAGATGAGAGCTAGGATTGACTCATTGGCACTAACAACTACACCTATGATGGCTGCGGATGCAACCAGATTACCAAGAGGTGTCAAGTTTGAGGTTAGACCTGGTAAGACAATACTAACGAATGGTTCACCACGTGAGGCTATTATGCCTCTGGATATGGGAACCACAGACCAAAGCACATTTACTCAGGTTGCCTCACTTCAAAACATGATTCAAATGGGTACTGGTTCAGCTGATGTTGGTACTGCCGATAGAGCTACCTCAAGTGGTATGTCTATGGCACAGTCCGCTTCTATTAAGAGACAGAAGCGTACATTAATGAACTTCCAGAACACTTTCCTTATTCCTATGATTAATAAATCAATGTGGCGTAAGATTCAGTTCGATGTTGATAGATATCCTGTAGCTGACTATAAGTTTGTACCTTATTCAACAATGGGAATCATGGCTAAAGAGTTAGAAATGACTCAAATGGTACAGATGTTACAAGCTATTCCTAAAGATTCACCTGCCTTCAACGTGATTCTACTTGCTATGATGCAAAACTCTTCTATACATAATAGAGACCAGATTGTTAATAGCTTAATGCAAGGACAGCAGCCTAACCCTGAGCAACAACAGCAACAACAGATGGGTGTTCAGTTACAAATTGCACAAGCTCAAGCAGATATTGCTAAGACTCAAGCTGAAGCTGAGGAAGAGAAAGCTAAGGCAGCTAAATGGTATGCCGAAGCTCAAGAGAAAGCACCCGATGAGATTAAGATTCAAGAGAAGATACTTAAATTACAGAAAGAAGCTATAGGTATGGAGAAGACTAAGGCTGATATTGCTAATAAGAACTCTGAGACTGCTAGAAACATTCCAGAAGTAGAGCATTTACGTTCTGAGACTGCTTTGAATATGGCTAAAGCTAGAGAAGCTGCGGTAAAGACAGCTATTAATACGACCTATCAATGAAGACTGACGAGGACTTTTTAAAAGATAGATTAGATTTATTCGAGACAGAAGGCTGGTTAGACCTTCTTGAAGAATTAAAAGTTATTGAAACCAATGTGCGAGACGTCGATACAATGGACAATGAGAAAGAGCTTTGGGAAGCCAAAGGTCAGTTAAAGGTACTAGGTTATTTAATTAGCTTAGAATCAGCAACTAAAATAGCGATGGAACAATCGGAGACGACTCCATCATAAAATAACTTCATAACCCTACGGGGCGGAGACCAAGAAAATGAGTTCAATAGTAGTAGATACGCCCACAGAAGGTGTGGCAGAACAGGTAACAGAAACACAGGAAGTTACACAAGAGGTTCAAGTAGA